TGAATCAGGAGAGCAGATTACCCCCTGGATCTGATTTCAGGCGTTGGGTGTGGATCACTATTGCACCGTTCGTGACAATTGCAAATGGCGCTGCAATCAGTGGCGAAAGCCTAAATCCATGCCTACACGCTGACATGCCACCCGGTATGAAATCGACGAAAGCCGTAAACGCTTTCAGGATGGCAGCATTTGGGGAATATATTGACGATGAAACCGCATCGACAGTAAAGGCAAGAGATTTTAAAGATGCCACTGACCTTGCCGTTTTTAGCAGCACAGGAGCAGGTTTTTGGTCAGAAGGGCATGGTACATTGCGGGCACGTGAGCAAGAAAGCCATGAGCATCTTGTTACATTGGCTTTTCCTGAGCGTATGAGCGGTACACAACATGCTGCAACTAAGAATACTTCACCATCTCTAATGGCTAAAAATCCAACAGCTGTTTGCTATGAAGTAAGAAACGCAGAAGTAGCTGTCCGCCGTCTTACCCCTGTCGAATGTGAAAGGCTGCAAGGTTTTCCTGATGGGCATACGTTGATCCCGACGGAAAAGCGTAAAAAAGTTAATTCAGATGAACTGGCATATCTTCGCAATCACTATCCAGATTTAAGCGAAGAAGAGGCCGCGATGCTTGCAGCTGACGGACCGCGTTACAAAGCGATCGGCAATAGTATGGCAATACCAGTAATGCGCTGGATTGGCGATCGGATTACTAAGGCCGTATGTCGGCAGAAAGAAGGAAGTGAAACAAAAGAGCGAAAAGTTAAACCAGCGGCAGAATTCGAACGGTCCATATTCAAATGGGCTGGTGGAAAATTTGGTGTTCTGGAACAAATCTTTCGCTATTTGCCAGAAGGGAAGCGCCTGATCGAACCTTTTGTCGGTGGCGGAGCTGTCTTCACGAATGCCGGATACCAGGAAAATCTGCTAAATGATGTGAATGCTGACCTGATTAACTTTTACAAGACTCTGCAACGCGAGGCGCATTCACTTATCACACTGGCGCATCGTTTCTTCCAGGACTACAACACACAGGAAGGATACCTGGCAGTACGGAATGCGTTTAACAAACAAGTCTATGATGATTTACATCGCGCAGCGGCGTTTTTGTTCCTGAACCGACATTGTTTTAACGGATTGACGCGTTACAACCAGGCCGGTGAGTTCAATGTCGGTTACGGGAAGTATAAAACTCCGTATTTCCCATTACAGGAGATGGAAGCCTTCCTCGGTGCGGAAGGGCGGTCTGAGTTTGTATGCGGTGATTTTGCAGCGGTGATTGAAGCTGCCGGAGAAGGAGATGTCATCTTTTGCGATCCGCCGTATGAACCGCTTCCAAATACAGAGGGATTCACGAACTATTCCGGTCATGACTTTAAGTTTGAAGAGCAAAAACGCCTGGTGTCTCTGTTGACGGATGCTCATCGTCGAGGTGCAAAGGTTCTCATTACTAACAGTGGCGCGCCAAACATCAGAGAGCTTTATCATGACAGTGGCTTCAGAGTGGAACCTCTTTTTGCCAGACGTTCTGTGTCTTGTAAGGGGGACACTCGAGGTGTAGCTCATGACGTTTTGGGTATATTGCTCTAATAAATTTATTAGTGTAATATCGCCTCAATGAATCGTGATTTATAGAGCGATTTAGCTGTTAGCCGCGACAGGCGCGGCGGTAAGCATGGCTGGGCCTAGTCCTCCCAGACAAACCACCGAGTTGCCAGGTTGACCATGCGCCTAAGTGGCAACGCCGAAGTGCGTTACGAGCTTCCAGTTTGCCCATCTTCGGGTGGGCGTTTTTTTCAGGGTTTTCGTCATGGTTAGCGACTTTGCGGCGGTTTAGAAACTGACCATTAAAGTAAATGCAAACGATGATCTGATGATGGTAGCGGCCTAAGAAGCCAGATGCCACGGGGTATGAGTCGTCCCCCGTCAAAAAATCGACCGCAGAGTGTCCCCGTCTGTGTATTAGGGAACGGGGAGGCACAACAGGTAAGGGCGCTGGTGTGATTAACCAGATGAACGAGAAGGGGCCATCTGTTGGTCAGCGTCCTTTCCTGTTGCGTTTTCTTTTCAGCGTAACAGCGGTGCTTAACAGCACTTTGGGTACAGTTCCACGAATTTACGGGTATATCCCGTCATGCTGAAGGCGCTAATCACGCTGGAAGCCAGGGTTGTGCATCCCCTGTTACCGAATTGCAGCCAGGGCGCGGTGCGCCGAAAAGCATACGGAGGTGGAAGCCCTCGCCGGAGACGTACCCGGCAAGTGATGGTGTAGCTCAGCGGTTAGAGCGGTTGACTGTTAATCAACGGGTCGATGGTTCAAATCCATCCACCATCGCCAATGCCGGTTTAGCTCAGTTGGTAGAGCGCCTGCCTTGTAAGCAGGATGTCAGCGGTTCGAGTCCGTTAATCGGCACCAGCACAACAGGTAAGGGTATTTTGCGACGTCGGAGATCGCCGAGCTTGGCAGAGGGTTCGAATCCCTACGAAGTACCCTTACCGTTGTGATGAAGTGCAGCTCTTTGAAGCAACCAGAAGATAAGCATCTGGCTTCACAACATAAACCGCAGGAACGACCAATAAACGGTAGTCCGTATGGAGAACACCCCGTTGAGGAAGAGGCCTGGCCGGAACCGTAACCGGCACTACAACGTTGAGAACACTGGCGTAACGGGGTCATATCCCAATCTACGAATAAATGTTGCGTTGCAGCGTGACAACCAGTGTTCTCAACATTGTGGTGAATGCACAGGCTGATGTGCCGCAACTACAGTAGTGCGCGCTTTGCGGGGCTTGCTACAACCCTGTGTCGGAGTTCAGCACCGACCATCACAGTTTGATTCTCTGGCATGAGCATAACGCTGAAATAAGTCCAGTCTGGTGCGGCCCGATCACCCGCCGTTAGCTCCACGAAACGGAGCACGTAACAGGTAAGAGCATTCTCCTGTAACGGGTTCATATCCCAATCTACAGGTCCACCAGGAATGCTCTTTCCGTTGCGGTGAATGCGGCTAAGCGCACGCGGGGAAATGGTTATATCTGTCCATTATTTCTCCTTATTTCCCCGTCCACGGTGGATAACCAGCTAAAGGACACCGGGAAGCACCCGGCATCGCAACCTTATTTCCCAAACAGTAATGAGGTTAATAAATGCTCGGCATTCTCAAAAAGAAATTCCGCAAAGCGGCTGGCGGAGTCAAGAAGATGGAAAACCGTGATGCGGTGGAAGCGACTGTCTGGGGCGCATATTCCATTGCATACTCTGACGGCACCTGCGATGCGAAAGAAATTGCAGTATTGGAAAAAACCATTGCAGCACTTCCTGCCTTTGCGCCGTTCTCCGGTGAAATTGCCCAGATGAGCGCCAATATTCGCGCTCAATATGAAGCCTCGCCGCGCCGAGCGAATGCCCAGGCTTTACGTGAACTGGCTGACGTGTCTGGAACTAATGATGCGGTAGATGTTCTGTGCCTATGCATTGATATTGCTGACCAGGATGGCATTGGGGCAGAAGAGCAGGAGCAATTGAAGAAAATTGCCCAGGCTCTTCAATTGCCACTGGAACAGTATATCTGATGGTTATAAAAGCACGTCTAATTCTGGCTTTGGTTTTTCTCGTGCTATCTGTGCTGGTGGATTTCACCAGCACAATCCTGTCGGTTTTATCCGACGGGGCGTTGGTAGCAGTAGCTGTAACATTGGTATGGCCGATATTAAAAACAGCTTCTAAGGATCAGTGATGGGCTTCTGGGATTTTGCTGACAAGCATCCAATTGTTCTCGTTGTCATTGCTGGCATAGTTGTAGGCGGTATTGCTGGCGTCATAGAAGCACTCAGGAAACAGTAATCCGGCCCTTTAGCTCAGTGGTTAGAGCTGGCGACTCATAATCGCACGGTCACCGGTTCAAGTCCGGTAGGGGCCACCATATTTGGTTGTAACACGGCGTCTGGCACATGCGTCGTTAGCGGTCTGGTGACGTTAAAAGGGGGGAACCTTGCCCCTAGCTCAGGCAACGAACCAGGTAGCCGGAATGTGCAAGCCACCGTTTGTTGTTTCTCGGGTAAAGGGATTCACCATCCTGGCGATTCGGTGTGACAGCCGGGAAGAGTCCGGCGCATTAATCCTGATTTTCTGGTGATGACTCATATCGTTAGGAGTGATTTGAGTATGCCGATTATATCTGACATTCAGCACGCCTGGGTGGAGTGCTAATGTCTGCATCCCCTCTTGAATCCATGCCAAATTCCCTTAGTGCAGAACAAGCTGTACTTGGTGGCTTAATGCTTGATAACTGCCGCTGGGATGAAGTTGCAGATCGTATAGTTGCTGATGATTTTTATACCAGTGCTCATCGTGAAATTTTCAGTGAGATGGAGAGGTTATTAAGTCATGGCAAACCGATTGATTTGATAACACTTGCTGAAGCACTTGAACAGAACGGTAAATTAGAACGCGCCGGTGGTTTTGCGTACCTTGCGGAGATGTCAAAGAACACGCCCAGCGCGGCAAATATTTGTGCTTATGCGGATATCGTTCGTGAACGCGCGGTTGTTCGTGAAATGATTTCCGTCGCAAATGAAATAGCCGAAGCTGGATATGCGCAGGATGGCAGGGGCAGCAATGAATTGCTGGATATGGCCGAGCGCCGCGTTTTTGAAATAGCTGAAAAACGACAAAAGAGCGGTAGTGGTCCAAAAGATATCGCCAGCATTCTCGATGCAACGGTATCTCGCATAGAAGAGTTGTTTCAGCGACCACATGATGGTGTAACGGGGCTTGATACGGGATTTACCGATCTCAATAAGAAGACGGCAGGGCTTCAGCCGTCCGATCTCATCATTGTCGCCGCCCGCCCATCTATGGGGAAGACCACGTTTGCGATGAATCTCGTCGAAAATGCCGCAGTTCGTAACGATAAGCCCGTATTGGTTTTTAGCCTTGAGATGCCGAGCCACCAGCTGATGATGCGCTCACTGGCTTCTCTTGCACGCGTTGATCAGACTCGTATTCGGACAGGGCAACTTAACGACGAGGATTGGGCGCGGGTTTCTGGCGCAATGGGTATTCTGTTGGACAAGCAGAATATTTTTATTGATGACTCAAGCGCCCTGACGCCGACAGAGCTACGTTCCCGCGCTCGTCGTGTTTATAAAGAAAATGGTGGTTTGAGCATGATTATGATCGACTACCTGCAACTTATGCGCGTCCCCGAGCTGCAAGATAACCGAACGCTGGAAATTGCCGAGATTTCTCGCTCACTGAAGGCGTTGGCGAAGGAATTACAAGTACCGGTGGTGGCATTGTCACAACTTAATCGATCGCTTGAACAGCGTGCGGACAAACGACCGGTAAATTCAGATTTACGTGAATCAGGAGCAATTGAGCAGGACGCAGACCTGATTATGTTTCTGTATCGCGACGAAGTTTATCACCCGGATAGCGAAATGAAGGGCATTGCCGAGGTAATTATCGGAAAGCAACGAAATGGCCCAATTGGCACGGTGAGATTGGCTTTTAACGGCCAATACTCACGGTTTGATAACTATGCCGGTGCTGACTGGCAAGAGGATTATTAATGCAATGGAATGAGGAAAAGCCGATGAACATCCTGATCATTGGGCGAAAATTTGCAGCCATCAGTGATGTGAAAACATATACGGAAATGTGGTCTTATAACCTGGCCTGCGCCTTTAGTGAGGCAGGGGTAACATTGCAATACCATCGTCCATATTCCCCTGGCGTCGAAAGCCCCGAGGATTATGTTGAAGCTGTGTTGACTGCTGCGACAGCATGTTCTGCGAAGGCCATTTTGGCACCAGGATTGAGGTATTTTACTACGGTACCCAGGGAAATAGGCATGCAACTGTGTCGCCGATTCTCTGGATGGGTAGCCCAGGTATATGACGGTTCTATGCTGGATTCGGCACCAGTCGATATTACTTTTACTGTCCGCGATGATACCTGGCGGTACCTGGATAATCCCGGTCGGTTAGAACGTCATAATCGCTTTAACAAACATGTTGGATGGGCAGCGAATCAGGAGCTGTTCCATCTGGAAACCAAAACGGACGATGTTCTGCGTATTTTTGTAGACCACGCTGCATTTGATGTTAGTGGTTTTGATCACTCCTTAAGTATCCTTATGAACCTTCAGCGTCTGACCGTTCCGTATGAGGCCAGAACGTTGACTGATGACGGATTGGTTACCATTGATCCGGGGAATATTTCGGTAACTCCATACAGGCGGACGCCGGTGCCAGCAACCGAATTTGCAGCTGAATTGCGTAAGAGTGACGTTTTTATCGTTACGCATCCCGAAAGCCTTGGATTAACTGTTCTTGAGGCGGCAATGTGCGGGGCGTTGGTATTAACGCCTCCCGATTGCCTTCCGCCAGATCGCCTGGCTTTGGTGAACCATATGGTTATCAAGTCGCGGATTGATTGGGATGAGGTTATTGCTCGCGTTGATCGCGTGAAAAATGCTGAAAAGGTCCAGTGTCACACCTGGTCGGCAATTGCGGAAAAGATGCTTGAGACGTTTATCACGCAGAAACCGTCGTGCGGTAACGGATAAAAAATTGAACCCGTCATAACAGAAAAGCCCGAACGCCGGGCTTTTCTTAAGCCTTGTCAACAGAGACTTGAGCGGCTTTTATGGATAGATTCCCGCTGGCCTCTATCGCCATACTTCCCCCCGCCTTCAGGGCGACATCCGCGCCTGACTTTATATCGAGATTTCCTGCGGAAGAGATGAATGCCGGACCTTGAGAAATGGCATATAACTCCCCGGCCTCGTTGAACCCGATTGTTGTTCCACTTTTCAAGTGCGTAACGGCCCAGGCTCCGCCCGCCGTCCGGACCTCCATTAGTCCGTTCCGCGACGAAATAAAGTCTTTTTTGGCGCTGGTTGATGGTTGTGCTGGTGCACCTTCGACTTCAGGCGGTACATAGCCTTCACCTTGTCCTGACGCTTCAGGCGGCACATTGGGAGCGCCACCGGATGCATCCTGTGCATAACCGATTATCAATGGCCATCGAGAATCCCCATTGTAGGGAAATTCTACCCATACTTTATCGCCGGGCAGAAATGGTGAAAACGTGTTTGCATTGGACAATATAGCTTCTGCCCACGGCAATGAGGCATCTGGTAACCCATCCATCATGCCGACAACACGTATTTGTGTACGCATCAGACCTTTAGGGTCATCGACGCTTACCACTACAGCCCGATACTTCCCTGTCAAACTACCCATTCACCACTCCTAACTGTGCACGGCTGACAAAACGGAAGCGGTCTTCGAAATGAGTCACGGACATCACTATCATTTTGTCAGGGATAGATTCATCGAGTTCTCCGTCACCTGCCGTGTTATGCACGACAATTTTCAGCGTCGTACCCGGAGTTAGCGCGGCATTTCCTTCCACCAGCATATCGAGGCGGGGGAGAATGAATTTGTTGTAGTTCGCCAGCGCGGTAGGATCGGGATTGCTCGTAAATTTAATGGGGTCTTCCTGGTTACCTGAGTAAACCACACCTTTGGTCATGTCATAACTGGCCATTCTGTAATTGTGGCGGCGCTGGTATTCATAATCGGCATTCAGGATGTTGAACTGACTAATTGTAAATCCGGATGTGTTGGGATTAGCGGACTCATAAGTAAGCGATGGAGCGGCGTTTGCCATTTTTTCCATACTTTTAAAATTGATCGTCCCCCTGGATGCCCAGCACATAGAACCGGTATCCCGGGCTATCTCCTGCAATACCTTGGTCGGTTTTTCTCCAACATTTAGGTGGTATGTGGATGTTTTTCTGAATGAGTCAGCATTTACCTTCAGACCAGGGGCAAGAGAGGAAACTACGGCTGATGGGGGCTTATCAACAAAATACTGTGCGCTGGTGGACGGAACTTTTAATAACCGCACCGGGTTACTAAACGCGTAAATCAGTACAGTATCGTCCTTGCGCGGCGCTTTAAGAACAAAGAACTCTTCCGAGAAGAGGATGCCGCCATGACCTTCCGGATCACCAAGTGAAACGGTCAGTATTGTCCCAAATTTCACCCCCAGCTTATTGACCACGTAAGCCGTTGAATCCCTGACCATGAGCATAAGCTGGGGACCAGATAGCTCCCCGGGTTCGACATAGGTACATCCTACGATCATTTCGCGAGGGATTTCGTTCTGCCCAATTGAAACAGATTGCAGGAATAGCTGAGTGCGTTTTGAATCAGTTTCCGGGGCTGTGGTGGTCTTTGTGGCCATCTCATTCCTCCAGAATTTTCGCTTTTACCGTTATGGTGCCGGTGGTTTGCTGCATATAAGCCAGGATAGGAAGCTCCGCCACTACTGTGAGGTTCAATCCAACCGCGAACAGCCTGTTGTCGGCGGTGCCGGTGGTCAGATCCTGAAATGCGATTGATTTTTGCCCTTCTATGTAACAGGTAACCGGTATCTCATAACCGCCGACATTGGCAGTGTGAGTGAAAGATGCCTGCCCGAGGCTGGCATACATTCGTAGCCAGAATGCTAATGCAGTTGTAACCATCCCAAGAGATTCCTTCTCGTCACTGGCTATCCATAGCGAATATTCCAGTGAGAAAGGGATAGTCGATACCAGGGCTTCAATCTCATCATTTTCATTGGTGACATGCCCTTCATCGTAATTATCCCGGCACAGTTCACCTTCATAAATTGAAAATGCGGGAGAACGAGACAGATTCACAAGCGGCATTGCCAGCTTATTTACCGGGCCAGCAGAGGCTGTATCTTTGCGCCCGGCGCGATCGGCTTCAAATGACGACAACCACTCCTTCACATCACTAAAAGTGCCGAGCGTTATGCGATCTCTTGGTGTGCGTTTCAGGAACTCCCGGAACGACTGGTTAATGCGATCATTAAAGCTGACAACTTGTGAGTCGAACGCTTCGTTTAAAGCCTGTGCGAGCGCCGAATCAATGCCATCAATAGTGGCAAATTCCAGCTTACCAGTTGGAGTAAGACCTTTTTTCTTAAAGATGGCCAGTAGCCATTCCTGATTATTCAGAATCACCGATGAAATTCCCTTCAAAGGCGCGTGAAGGCACGCAATAAAACAAACTGCCTACCCTGGCAGTGCCGTAATTGAATATTTTATGGATGTACCAGAAGCGGCGAATGGTTGTGCCGTCTGACAGCTGTTCCAGCCATTCGAGCATAGAACCCACTGGCACATTGACGGCAGCTAACCGAAGGATTAAAGCACTGTCGCTAATTCCCGTATTATCACTGCCGTCGTATAGCGCGTAGAAGGCGTCCATCTCATCCGGGCAGTCGAGGGCCGTTATCAGTTCTGGATCCTGATAGTCATATATGCGTTGGTTCGGTTCTATTATTTCAGGTGCCGTTTCAGGTGCATTTTTGTTTCTGTAAGGTATTGCGCGATACAGAACTGCATCGAATGAGTCAGGGTCTAGCTTGATTGCTTTGAGCCAGTCCATCCGCACAAGGTTATTAAAAACTGCATGACCTTGATAACGGTGGCGCACACCAGAATCACTAAGCAGGCCGTGATCCAGATTGGGAAGGTGATTGTCCTCCACAGGATCAACAATATTACCAACGTTAACACCATCGGTTTCGATTTCAGCATCAATATCTTCCTCTTCAATCAGTTCAGAACCTTCGCCTGGAATATCCGGATCCGATTCGGTGTCCGGGAGGTTATCACCAGTCACTTGTTGTGATGGTTCTGTGTCCTCAAACATGTCATCAAAGAAACCAGCCATCGATTATCCTTTCCGTTTACGGGCTTCGTTAATTTGTGTCTCAAGAATGCTTCGCGCCTGCGCGGTGGCAGCGGCCTTGTCCATTCCCTGACTCATGAAAAACTTTATGAGGTTGTTCGCCTGCGTTTGCAGGGCTTTTTTGAGAGCGTCGGCTTCAGCGCGAGCCTGGGCTTCCCTCACCCGCGAGGCTTTTAGTTCGGCATTCTTCCTGTTTGCCGTGGTGCGAGCTTTTTTTAACAACCGGCGAACGTTGTCCGTGGCGCTATCTTTGGCGCGTAGTTTTTTGCCTAATGCATCCTGAGATTTCAGATATAACTCATACTCACGCGCCGCTTTAGCCTGATCCGTCGTTGTTGTCCGGTTGCGCGCGAGCGATTTAGCCAGTTCGCCTTTGAAATAGGTTGTTGTCTTCCGCTTGTCATCGCCGAAGGCTACCTGTTCAGCTGCTTTTTCCAGGGCAATAATGATGGCCTTGTGCCATGTGGGAGACTGAAAACGCGTCATAGCGTGCAACACATGTTTGCAGGCTACACCAGTCAGATCAGGGTTGCGGATCTTGGGGAATGCATACTCTTTTGGCGGCGCGACAGCATAGTTACCAGCAGTGGCCATATAACGATACCAGTATTGATGGCGTCCACAATCACAGTCGAAAGATACCCGGCCCTTGCAGAGATCGGCAGCGATTCGGGCTTTTTTCGCACCGTCTTCAGCAATTTCCTCAACGGCTTTATCCCATTCCTCAAATCGAATTCTGACACGGTGATGCTGGTGGACCGACTCATCCGAGGCATTAACAGATATCAATGCAAGGTTGTGTTTTAGCCCGAGGAATGTCGCGGCTTTGATCCCTGTGCCATCAGAAACCTTGTTGTTAGCGCGTTTTATATCAATGCTGGTGGACTGCGCCACCAGCTGAGCATAGGTAATGCCGGGTACCGTGCTCTTGAATTTGGTTTTATGAGCCTGCCTTGAGGTGTTGAAACTGCGTATATCTTCGGGCGTAAAGTAGGTGCCATCTTTCTTTTTCCCAAGGCTGAGGAATGCCTCAAGTTCGCGGTTACGCATCCCCATAATCCTTGGGGTGAGTGTACGTCGCGCGTTTCGCCGATTCTGACGCTGCTGTTTACGGATAAGATCGAAGACCTTGTTAAAGTCTTTTGCACTTAATCCATCAGTCTGATAGCGACCAAGGTTGTCGCGAGCATATTCAGTTGGCATTCATTTCCCTTACGCAATGGATAATGTCCCTATTACCTGGCCGTCGTATTGGAAATGGCGAATCATTTCGCGGATCCAGGTGGCAGGTGGGAGTTTTAATTTTTTGCCAACAGTCATACCCTGAGACTCATCCTCAAGCCCGGCGGCGAGCGTCACAACCCAGCGTAGCTCTGCTATGCCCCACATACGGTAAGCCAGCAAATCCGGGCGATATTGCTCATCGGGAAGAACGTAATAAATCGTCAGATTCTTGTCGTTCGATTCACACATAAGCATCACCTCTTTGCGTAGCTCTGCCCTGAGTATTGGATCGGCTATGTTGCGGTCGTCATACCGCGACAGAGGATATTGCCGGGTGCTTTGGGTTGTAGTGATTGATGTAGCCATAGTCAGCCTGCCAGAAATAGATGATGGTGATTCTACCGCTAGTCATTTGTTGAATATTTAACTCAATAAAAGAAAATTATTAGTGCAATTTTGATTGTGAAATGTATCATTCTGCCCTTAAGTAGGTTCTTCACGAGGAAACAAAATTGGCAGAACGTGTTGATGATGCAGAGCTGAGCATGAATCAATTAGAAGCTCTCAAAGACATGGCCATCGATAACATCAGAAAGCAGGCACAGGTCGTGAGCCAGGTATTTACAGGGAAGTGTCGTTACTGCAATGAACCGATCGAATCAGGCATCTATTGTGACGCTGAGTGTGCGCAATGGCACAGGGAAGAGCAGGCTGCAAAACAGCGTAAATATGGCATGCGACCGGCAGGATTTGACTGATTATGTTGCGCTTTACTGAGGAAGAGTTTCAGGCTTTTAGTGAGCGTCGAAATAAGGGGCGGTCCAGGCCAAAAACCAAAAAGGATCCATTCTTATCGCTTGCGCCGGTAAAAGAAGTTTCTCCACATGCGAAGGCACTTGCAGCACTTGCAAAGAACCCAGACCTGCGCGACGGAAATTGCGAGCACTTCGAGCAGGTTTTCATTTTTGATTACTTCGAACGCAAGCACCCTGACATCTATGAGCTGTTGCATGCAACGCCTAACGGAGGGAAACGTTCAAAAGCAACCGCCGGGAAAATGAAGGCTGAAGGGCAGAAAAAAGGTTATCCGGACATGAGTCTCGATAAAGCATGCGGTATTTATCACGGCATGCGAATTGAGCTTAAAGAACCAAATGGTAAAGCCCCGACGAAAGAGCAGATCGCCTGGATGCGCAGGCTTAGAGAGGAAGGTTACTACGTCGTTCTTGCGTACGGTGCAGAACAAGCGATTACCGCCATCCTGGAATACATAAGTCTTAAAAAGGGTGAGGCTATTGAGCATGTATTGAACGGCGATAAGTGGTTGCATGCTGCTTAAAATAATAAATTAATTAGTGCATGTACGCTCTTTGTGGTAGTGCACTTTAACATCGGGAGAATAATCGTGTCATCCAAGGTTAATTATGAGTCGCTGGCATCGGTCATGCCGCGTAATGAACAGGAAACAGATGCTGTAGTGGACCCTGTAATCGCTGAAATGAATGCTCGCCTGGAGGCTGAATTTGCAGCTGAGAATGAACATACCACCCAGGGCGACTAGGACTGTTTTTTGTGTCGGTAGCGGTCCGTCACTCACTCGTGAGGACTGTGCTGCTATAGAAAAAACTGGCTGTTCAATCATCGCGGTTAACAATTCCTGGCAGATGTTCGATGACATTTATGCCTTATACGCCGGTGATTTGTCATGGTGGAAGCAATACGGTTCCACCATACCGGGAGGGAGGTTCCGCAAAGTGACAGCCAACCTGGCGGCGGCGAAATCATTTTCGTTGGAGTACAGGCGATATTGTGGACCGGCGGAAGGGGTAAATAGCGGCGCGCAGGCTATCAGTCTGGCTGCTGAATCAGGGGCTGAAGTAGTGGTATTAGTCGGCTATGACTGTTCTCTGCAAAACGGCCTTCATTGGCATGGCGCGCACCCTCAAGCACTACGGAATCCAACGCAGGTGTCTATTTCAAAATGGCAACAGCAGTTCCTGGATACCCGCAAAAAACACGCAGATTTACATATTTTGAATGCAAGTAGGAGCAGTGCAATTCAATGTTTCCCAAGAATAAATTTAGAGGCAGTGATCGCGTTATTATCGTCGGCAGTGGCCCAAGCGCCGCAAACTTTGTTGCGCCGCGCGGAGTGCCGATTATAGCGGTCAATGGGGCCATCGACTGGCTTAACCGCGCTTCTTATTTTTTCACCCTTGATCCATCCCCAGACAATATGCGGCGCGTTGGTCGTGGCCGCCGTCGCCGTGGTGTTTGTTATTGCATGGCACTACCCGATGTTAAAGAACGTGAAGTCAGAGATGGCGTTCTGTGCTTCCGTCGTGTGGCTGAACGCGGCATGGAGCCAAAAAATACGAATTCTCCCGAGTGGTGGGCGTGGCGCTGGTCCGCACATTTCGGCCTTTGCGAAGATGAGAATGAAATTGCCAGCGGCAATAGTGCATATGGTGCTCTGAACCTGGCTTTCCATATCGGATTCAAACATGTAGCTCTGGTGGGCGTTGACGCTACGCAAGAACTACGCGTTCACTCCGGCGGCACGCCAAAAAATCTAAGTCACCTGCCTTTGTTATTCCAGTCTGCGCGTGAACAGATTGACGTTGTTTCATGCGGGAAAATGGGAGGTATTCCGCAGATGACTCTTAAAGAATGGCTGAAGAATACATGATGGCACCCACAATTTATCACCGTATCGACGGTACCAAATACAGGAATGTCTGGGTTGTTGGTGATCTGCATGGTTGCTACACCAGACTGATGTCCGAACTCCATCGTGTGGATTTTGACCCGGCGCAGGATTTACTGATATCGGTCGGCGACCTTATCGATCGCGGTACTGAAAATGTCGAATGTCTGGAACTATTGCAGATGCCCTGGTTCAGGGCAGTGATGGGGAACCATGAGCGGTTGATGCTCGATGCGTTAAGTCCTGATGGCAACGTGAATAACTGGCTAATGAATGGCGGACAATGGTTCTTCATGCTGGACACTGATCAGGAAATATTAGCTTGGGCGCTGGTGGAGCTGGTAAAGCGTCTGCCCTATATCATTGAGTTGAACACCGGGCAAGAAACTATCGTTATAGCCCATGCCGACTATCCGGATAATGAATACCAATTCGGTAAGGAGGTGCCGCTTTTCAACGTTGTCTGGGCGCGCGAGCGTATCAGTGATTCGATGGATGATATTGGTGGCGAAATTTCGGGCGCAGATCGTTTTATCTTTGGTCACACTCCGGTGAAAAGCCCGAAGACATTCTGGAATCAGCAGTATATCGACACTGGTGCCGTATTTTGCGGAAACCTGACATTGATGAAAGTGAAAGGTGATGGTGCAGCATGAAGATTGCTTTAGTTTTTCGCTCTGGTGGTGACTATAACGCTTCCGATGTGCAGTGGCTGGTTAATCAACTGCCAAAAGGCTATGAAATTATTTGCCTGACAGACCTGAAGCGTTTACATGTACCTGGCGTCAAAGTTGTCCCATTGATCAACCAGTGGCAAAAGTGCCGTGGCTGGTGGGCGAAAATCGAGTTGTTCCGACCGGATATAACCGATGATCTGTTCTATCTGGATTTGGACACGGTTATTGCCGGTGATATACGCCCAATCCTAGAGCATCCACCAACCAGCTTCACCATGCTTAGGGATTTTTACCATCCACAATATCGTGGCAGCGGTGCCCTGTGGATACCAAATAGTGTTAAAGCGCATATCTGGAGTTCATTCTGGCAAGATCCGGAAGGTTGGATTTCTCGTTGTGTCACTACTGAGTGCTGGGGTGACCAGGGGTTCTTACGAAAGGTTATGGGCGATGATACACCAGCATTTCAGGATCTGTATCCAGGATGGTTTGTAAGTTACAAGGCCGATGTTGTGGAACCTGGTTCAAAATATGCGAGCGCGCGTTACTCCAGGGGGAATGGGGCATTACCAAAAGACTGCCGAATAATCTTTTTCCACGGCAAACCGCGACCTCGCGAAGTGTCAGAGGATTGGCTTCCCCTTATCAGCTCGTTTTTTGAGCGAGAATCAGAATAATATTGCTCTAATAATTCCATATTTTTAAAACGTGATGTACACTCATCACGTTTTTTATTAGAGCAATCTACAAGGTGCACTATGTGGCCATTCCGACGGAAATATCACTACTGGCTGATCGCCTTTGTTACGCCGACCGGCGGTATCAGGCATGTCATCACCAGGTATCGCAACAAGAGACTCACTTTAGCCAGAATTTTACAGGCTGCCATAGGTGAGGGACTGGATACAAATTGCGTAGTCCTTCCACCTTCATACTTAGGAAAAATGACCGAAGCACAAGCTAATACGGAACTTTGAAATGAGCACTTCAGCACAAAACCAATCAATCGAAAATGTATCTATCCCTGACGTCCTGAATGCCGGTATCCCGGCCATTATCCAGAACATCCGAGCCGCGCAACGCCGCGTTAGTTGTGATGACCTCACAGCGCGTTTTTTTGATAATGCGGTTCAGTCAGCGGAGATGCTTCACGCACAGCTTATTGATGTTTATAACGCAGAAGCTGATAGCCATAACTCCCTGGTAGATGCAGCTGAAAATATGCAGTTGGATCTCGGTCTGAAGGGTAAAGAAATTGAAGAGCTTCAGCTGGAAATTGAACATTTGAAACGCCAGCAACAGGACGCGATCGAAGATGCGACGCATGACGCCAACCAGCGTGCTGATAATGCCGAACGTATAAGCATTGAGCTGGAAACAAAACTCAATGAAATGACCGCGATGGTTGTGCTGCGGAACTCACAGATTTCAACTCTAAAATCTCAATATAAAGAGATCATGAAACTTGATCCTTTTAACCTTGAGAAACGCTATAACAAAGCCAAAAGCGAGCGACAGGAACTGCGTAAGCAGATTGTCGACCTTAACCAACAGCTCAAAAAGGCTATTAAAGATGCAAGCGAGGCGCGCGTGGCATTTGCTAATAAGAAAGCAGAGGTTACCGAGCTGGTTAATGAAAACGCCAAATTTGCGACGCTCAAGAAGGAAATGTATGGCATTACTGAGCGCCGTTTCCCTGCAAGCAAACTCCATCCGACGTTAGGGCAAATCTCATTCTTCCCGCGCCTCCTGGCTTATGGGATCTCATCGCCTAAAGAGTTCAATAACGAGCGTCCTTATATCGTTTCTAAGCTGGACTTTGCTTATCAGTTCTGCTGCGACATGGGCTATGCCATTGATATCCGGATCAACGAATGGTTGATGCCAAACTTCCAGCCGTTGGCCATTTTCCGCGAGTTCCAGCCGGAAGGTTGGGTAGAGTTCTTCCATGAATTGATCTGTAAAGAGATGGAAAGCCGCCGCCCGGAACTGGTCCGTCGAGTTGAGTGGGCGCAAGAGGTTATGTTGGCAGATGCAGAGCTGCCGTTCGAACCGGAATTTATTGATGATCTGGCAGCTAAAGGGCTGCATACCCTGTTTGATGTGGTTACCCGCCGTCATGAGCAGTTGGTTGTCGAATTGGGTTTAGAGGAAACAGCGGCAAGAAGACTTCTCGATGTTTGCTATGCACGTAGCGATGCATGGGAAAAAGAGAACGGCGGCACTATTTACGTTCGCTGATAGTTACAGTGTCACTTTTAATGCTGGTGGAGTGCGCCCACCAGCATTTTTTTCGTCCAATGAGGAGGGCATTTGAGTATTTTCAATAAACACGCACACCAGGAACGTCCGTATATCGTCATAGTCGATATTGATGGAACAATATCAGAGGCAACTGAAGACAGACTGCATTTGCTTCCGCCACCAGGTAAAGGTGCATTAACAAAGGACTGGAACGAGTTTAATCTCGCCTGTGACACCGATACACCCATCACTCCAGTTATTGATATGGTGCGCCAGTTATTTAACGTTTACACGGTCTGGTTTGTAACTGGGCGCTGTGAGATCGCAAGGGATAAAACACGAGCCTGGCTGCGGAAGTACGTAACAAACGGGGCTGAGCCTTTGCTATCTATGCGTCCTGCCACCGATGACAGAAATGACGGCCCAGCAAAGATTGATCTCCTTAAGAAAATTGGTCTAAGTAAAATCGCGTTCGCGCTGGAAGATAAGATTGAAGTGGCGCGTATTTTCAGGAGTCACGGCGTACTTACATTCATGGTCAGGGAGTATGAAAATGCGCTTCTTCATCAACAATAATTGCTCTAATAAATCTTGATTTTTAAGACAGGGGAAGTGAAAATAAAAACATGCCGCAAGGCGCGGCATGTATCCAATCAATCACAGGAGCTGAAAATATGAACACGGCATTCAAAATCATTATGGCCGCGATCTATTTCTGGCTGTTCTCTATCACTTTTGGCGGCATCGTCGCACATGGGTAGTTCGGTGCCAGCGCCAGGAAAGGGCGTCACCGGTGAACGTATCCGCATTAAGCCGCATGTTTATCGCGAACTGGTTAACCGTCTCCACGATACAGCGATCAAGTGTGCTGGCACCCAGCAATTACGAGAAAGAATTAGCCGTGTTTTGGGCGACGTTATTACGCCATATCATCATAAACAAGCCGAGAAAAGCGGTCTGGAAAGGCCTCATCTTGAGGCAGCATTAAACATTAAGCCGGGGCATACGCTTGGCATTATTGATGCACTGTTGGTTCATAAGATGGCCAGGGCTTTATTGTCGTTGGTGGACGCTGGTGATACAAGCGAGGGTGAAGTATGAGAGTTGCAGATCACATCAAACACCTTGAAAGAATTATCGAAAACGGTGAACTCTTAAGAGATCAGATGAGACGCACGGCAGAAGCCAGGGAGGCGATAATCCGCAGTCAGGCTGGTAAATTAAAGCAATTGTCAGAGATTAACACGCTATACAAGAACAGACGTAACCGGGCGGTGATGCGGCTTCAGAAAGCACGTAATGAAATTAAATTGGTGGAGGCAAAACTGAAAAAACAGATCCAGCGTTACGATCAGCAAGATGCTTTTTATGCCGCCATCAAGGCGGCTGCTAATGAAATAGGCATCTGGAAGTTGCTGGTGGAGAAAGCAAAGACGAAGTTAAATGCCAACGAAAGCTGAACTACAGGTGCCCACCAGCACATACAGAAAATGATTGTTTCCACATCAAGGAGATTTTAATGTTTCACTGAAACATTAAGTAAGCCAGTGCATAATTCCATTTTTTACTGACCTTAAAAGCAAAATCAAAACGATGATGAGGATAATAGCCAGAATCTGGCTAATAATAGGCGCATCTAAAAATGCACTCAGGAACTGAAAAAAAGCGTTCATTCAGGTGGTTCCTTGTCAAATGTAAAGGTGCACTTGCTCACGTTGACGTAGAAACCCAACCCCTATATAGTTGGATTCGGTGAATGAAAGTCGTTAACGTGAGCTTACGGCACATGTTTTCGTAAAAACATCAGGGAACGGCTAATTCCTTGATGCGGGTGGGGTCTGTAATGCAGACCCTATCTATTAACGTCATGATTGCATCTCAAATTTTCTCCTTATCTTCAATTAATCTACATTCATTTCATCTGTTAGCCACCACAATATGTAGAAAATGGCCCTCTTGCAAGTGCATAACTTTGTGGATAACTCAGGAAGGAAAAAGTGGCTTTCGCGCACCTTCGGTCAGACAAGGTGTCCGGGAAAGTCAACGCAAAGAAAAAAATTGTTAAAAATAACGTTTGTTGGAATTGTATATTTTTATCCCCTTCAATGGTTAGCATTCTATTAACATCTTTTTTTAGAGACAGAAAAACATATCGTAACAACATATATACAGTATTAAGAGGCGAGTATTATCCTGCGGTGGGAATTCTGGGCGCTGTTAGATTCGACTTTCTCAGCAGGATTACATCGTCAACTTGCGACGTTGCCGTATGACTTTCGTGTAATAGGTGACAATGATGCGGCTAGTGAGTTACTTGTGAAGTTTTTCGGAAAAGGTTTTGTGGCCTCGGATCTTGATGAGCTACAGCAACATGAAGTGTCTAATTTGATTTTTAGCCATAGCCAATAAGCCTCCCTCCTCCATCAAGGCCACAATTTGTGACCTTAAACAATTTGTTTTCTGCTTTTTCTTATTTGAGAAAATAACGTTGTTGACAGCTAATAGGCTCGTTGTTGTTATGCATGCCTGTATAGATTATGACCGTAAATTATTAGCGGATTTTAAGCCATATTCACCGTTGTAGAAATTACTCATGTTCCATTCATTAGGAAGTTCTTTTCTGTCCAATGTATAGTGGCGCACGATATAACGATCTTCATCTTCTTCGATGGACAGGCGGACATAGCCAATGTGAATCACCGATACGGGCGGTGTTCGTATTGCATAGATGTCGCGGAGATATACCGGTAGCTCGACAAATGCATCAGGTGCATCTGTGATGCTCGTTTTTTCACAGTATTCATATAACGCATCGTTGATATCGTTAAGAGATGAGAGGAATGCGATTAGGCATAGCTAATTCCTTATTAACTGATTGGCAACGAGGTTACGCTGATCCGTTGGTGATGAATAGTAGCAAAGAGCACAAAATCATCAGCGGTGGTTGATGTACGTAACGCGTTTGCACCAAAGGTGTCTCTTCAATGTATACTGTATAAATGAACAGTATTATTGAGGTGAAAACGCTATGGGCTTCCCTTCTCCTGCGGCGGATTATGTTGAAAGCAGAATTTCTCTTGATCAGCAACTAATCAGGCATCCATCAGCGACCTACTTCATGCGGGCGGCAGACAGCCATCACCGTGAGGGAATATTGCAGGGTGCTTTGCTGGTGGTTGATTCTTCGCTTACTCCGGTTGATGGTTCGCTGCTTGTCTGCGCTATGGAGGGTGAATATCGCATAAAGAGATACCGAAAGTATCCGCGCCAGCACCTGGAGGATTTAAGCACCGGGAAGAAAGAGGCGTTACCAGTAGATGACGATGGATACACGGGCAGTAATGCTGTTTTTGGTGTGATCACGCATGTCATCAATGATGCCCGAAGTGGGGAATTTGATGATTGTCCGGTTATTTAAGCTGCAAAGTGCTGGTGCTTTATGCCTGTGAAGTTTATAATTGTGTACACATAACGAGTACACGAGGTGTTTATGCAATCCATTAACTTCCGTACCGCGCGCGGCAACCTTTCTGAAGTGCTCAACAATGTTGAAGCCGGGGAAGAGGTTGAAATCACCCGCAGAGGCCGTGAGCCAGCAGTAATTGTCAGCAAGGCTACTTTCGAAGCCTACAAAAAAGCGGCGCTGGATGCTGAATTTGCATCCCTGTTTGACACCCTGGACTCCACCAACAAGGAACTGGTTAACCGATAATGAGGCATATATCACCGGAAGAACTTATTGCGCTTCATGATGCGAATATAAACCGCTACGGCGGCCTGCCGGGAATGTCAGATCCGGGTAGGGCAGAGGCCATTATCGGGAGAGTTCAGGCCAGAGTTGCCTACGAAGAGATCACCGACCTTTTCGAAGTCTCCGCCACCTACCTGGTGGCTACAGCGAGAGGGCATATATTCAATGATGCCAATAAGCGTACCGCGCTAAACAGTGCGCTGCTATTTTTACGCCGTAACGGGGTGCAGGTATTTGATTCACCTGAACTGGCAGACCTTACCGTAGGGGCTGCGACCGGAGAGATATCTGTATCTTCTGTCGCCGACACGTTACGTAGATTGTATGGTTCCGCGGAGTAGATTGATGGCACGTAAATACAACAAATTGTCCCGTGAAGCGTTAAAGATGCTTCTTGATGGCGTGAGTCGCCGCGAGGTAAAGCAATATCTGGTTGGTAAGCAAATTGGTGCCAGGACCGCTATTGCTGTGTTATGCCGTCAGGAAATGGTTGTGCTTAAACAGAGAATGCCGGGCAGCAGATAAAGCCCAATCAGTGATGAAAGGTGTGATGTGAAAGCCGTAATTACTCCCTTTGTACAAAAAGAGCTTGGCGTCGCCACATTCAAAGTGGATCAGGAAGTCAGAAAGCTGGTGGAGGCTGGCCGTAAATTTATTATGGAGCCGGTGCCGCGTGAGTTAATCGAGCACATGGACGACGGCCTCGTTGTTTCCGAGCAAACTATGGCAACAAATGAGGCGTTGCAGCCGTTTTTTAACAGCGATGAACTGTTTCGCCGTATTGGTGGAATTGACTCGCTGGTGGCGTGGTTGCGCAGGAAAGAGGGGCAATGCCAGGCCGCAGATCGTAGCTGGTGTGACAACCATATTGTCCACGCAGAACGAGACAATAGCGCGGTGTTGTTGTGCTGGCATCACGATAACCATTACCGGATGCGTGGTTTTAATGAGCTGAAAGAAACGCTGCATAATAATCGCGTTAACTGGATACTGGATGTCGCCCGTCAGGAAATGGGGCTTTCAGATGGCCATGATTTAAGTATTCAGGAACTGTGCTGGTGGGCTTTCATGCGCAACATGATGCACCTGATGCCGGAAGAAGTTTGCCGTATATCAATAAATAAGATGAAAGCCGCAACGCAGGATAGCGGACCTCTGAAAGAGGCGGATATTCGCCCGTATGACGATCGCGCTACAGCATATGTTCAGATGATGGAAGAACGCGCCGCGCCGATGCGTGCAAAAGTATGCCCTGTGGATGTTGACTCCGACCCTGGCATGGCGCATTTCAAAATACCAAAACTGCAATCGCTAAAATTACCTGAGTACATGGACTTTGTTGCTTCCCGTCCATGCTGTGGGTGTGGAGCTGCGGGAGCTGGCGCTCACATTACGCCTTATATCGTTCGTCATAGTCGATTATGCGCGCATGACATTTACGCAATTCCTCTGTGCCAGTCATGCCAGCGTGATATTGAGCGTGACCGCGATAATTGGGAGAAGACGCACGGTAGGCTGGTGATGCATCAACGATTGTTCTTTGATTACGCGCTTGGAGTCGGCGCTATCACAAGTCACTCGTCGAGCGTTAGATAAAATTGCTCTAATGTATTGCTATTTCTTTAATCGATGGTATTATATCCCACGTTGATTAGTTGACATGGGCTAATCAGTAGGTGACAGGATGTTACTTAACTGGCAGGGACGCCACTTCATGGAAATAAATCACTCACGAATAACATCGTACGAGATTGCGGATTACATGATCCGCACTAAATCTCTTCTATCAGCGAAAGAACTCGCAGCAATTCTTGAAAAGGAATACCCGCATCTGGATGTCGATAAGCGCGATGTTTATCTGCGCTTAAAGGCTATCGCTGTGTCTAAGTATTCGTCTGTTTTGATTGATGACAGTACACGCCCACGTAGATTTCAGATCCACTCTCTGAATCCTGAATTCTTTCGCCGCAGCCGCGCTCCGCGCCGGTTTGATGAAAAACTCCAGAACGAACTCTATATGACGCAGGACGAAAAGGAACGCCGGGAGCACCAGCCTTGGGTAATGGCGCGTCAACTTTTCAATAAGGTGGCCCGTCAGCACCGTCATTACGGTAATGCCACATCCGCACGTATCTGATTGATTGCTTGCCCGTTCCGGGCCTTTTGACATGTGACTTTCGTTACCCTCGCGTCAAAAAGAGTTTTTACGAAAGGAAGCATAAGTGACCTGGGACGATCACAAGAAGAATTTTGCTCGCCTGGCGCGAGATGGTGGTTACACCATCGCACAGTATGCCGCCGAGTTTAATCTTAACCCTAATACCGCACGTCGTTATCTCCGTGCCTTCAAAGAAGACACCAGGACAGCGGACAGCCGCAAGCCAAATAAGCCAGTCAGGAAGCCACTAAAAAGCATGATCATTGATCACTCTAATGATCAACATGCAGGTGATCACATTGCGGCTGAAACAGCGGAAAAACAAAGAGTTAATGCCGTTGTCAGTGCCGCAGTCGAGAATGCGAAGCGCCAAAATAAGCGCATAAATGATCGTTCAGATGATCATGACGTGATCACCCGCGCCCACCGGACCTTACGTGATCGCCTGGAACGCGACACCCTGGATGATGATGGTGAACGCTTTGAATTCGAAGCTGGCGATTACCTGATAGATAACGTTGAAGCGCGGAAGGCCGCGCGCGCTATGTTGCGTCGGTCCGGGGCCGATGTTCTGGAAACCACTCTTCTGGAAAAGTCTCTTTCTCATCTCCTTATGCTGGAGAACGCCAGGGATACGTGTATTCGCCTGGTGCAGGAAATGCGCGATCAGCAAAAAGACGATGATGAAGGTACTCCGCCTGAATACCGTATCGCGAGCATGCTAAACAGCTGTTCCGCGCAGATAAGCAGCCTGATCAACACCATTTACAGCATCCGGAATAACTATCGAAAAGAAAGCCGGGAGGCGGAAAAGCACGCTTTATCTATGGGGCAAGCTGGCATTGTTAAGCTGGCATACGAACGAAAGCGTGAAAATAACTGGTCAGTGCTGGAAGCGGCTGAATTCATCGAGGCGCATGGAGGAAAAGTGCCGCCCCTGATGCTGGAGCAAATCAAAGCCGATCTGCGTGCTCCTAAGACCAATACCGATGATGAGGAAAACCAAACAGCATCTGGCGCTCCATCACTTGAAGATCTGGATAAAATCGCGCGAGAACGGGCCGCCAGCCGCCGCGCTGATGCGGCATTGTGGATTGAGCATCGTAGAGAAGAAATTGCCGATATCGTCGATACAGGTGGTTATGGTGATGTCGATGCGGAAGGCATATCAAACGAAGCATGGCTTGAACAGGATCTGGACGAAGACGAGGAGGAAGACGAAGAAGTTACCCGCAAACTGTACGGGGATGATGATTAATGGCCAGAAGTTGCGTAACGGACCCACGTTGGCGCGAGCTGGTGGCGCTATATCGTTATGACTGGATTGCGGCCGCTGATGTGTTGTTTGGGAAGACACCAACCTGGCAGCAGGATGAGATCATTGAGTCCACGCAGCAGGACGGCAGTTGGACAAGTGTGACCTCCGGCCATGGTACTGGTAAATCGGATATGACGAGTATCATTGCAATACTCTTCATCATGTTTTTCCCCGGCGCTCGCGTCATTCTGGTCGCTAACAAAAGACAGCAAGTCCTTGATGGTATTTTCAAATACATAAAGAGCAATTGGGCTACTGCTGTTAGCAGATTCCCGTGGTTGTCGAAGTATTTCATTCTTACAGAAACGTCTTTTTTTGAGGTGACTGGCAAGGGTGTTTGGACAATATTGATAAAGTCCTGTCGCCCCGGAAATGAGGAGGCGTTGGCTGGTGAACACGCCGATCATCTCTTGTATATCATCGACGAAGCGTCGGGTGTGAGTGATAAAGCATTCAGTGTGATAACAGGTGCGCTGACCGGTAAGGATAACCGTATTCTGCTTCTTTCCCAGCCTACGCGACCTTCAGGCTATTTCTACGATTCACACCACAGACTAGCTATTCGCCCGGGAAATCCTGATGGATTGTTTACTGCGATAATACTGAATAGTGAAGAATCTCCGCTTGTAGATGCAAAATTTATACGAGCAAAACTTGCGGAGTATGGCGGTCGTGATAACCCCATGTACATGATCAAAGTACGTGGTGAATTCCCCAAATCGCAAGATGGCTTTCTTCTTGGTCGTGATGAGGTTGAGCGGGCGACGCGGCGAAAGGTCAAGATTGCCAAAGGATGGGGCTGGGTTGCATGTGTTGACGTTGCTGGTGGCACAGGACGAGATAAGTCCGTTATTAATATCATGATGGTGTCCGGCCAGCGAAATAAACGCCGTGTAATCAACTATCGTATGCTGGAATACACAGACGTTACAGAAACGCAGTTAGCCGCCAAGATTTTCGCAGAATGTAACCCAGAACGGTTCCCGAACATAACCATAGCTATTGATGGCGATGGCTTGGGGAAATCGACGGCTGATCTGATGTACGAACGCTATGGTATTACCGTCCAGCGTATCCGCTGGGGTAAAAAGATGCACAGCCGTGAAGATAAAAGCCTTTATTTCGATATGCGCGCTTTCGCGAATATTCAGGCGGCAGAAGCTGTAAAATCAGGGCGTATGCGGCTTGATAAGGGGGCTGCGACTATAGAGGAAGCATCAAAGATACCGGTCGGGATAAATTCCGCAGGTCAATGGAAGGTGATGAGTAAGGAGGATATGAAGAAAAAACTCAACCTGCACTCACCAGACCATTGGGATACATATTGTTTCGCTATGCTGGCGGATTATGTTCCCCAGGATGAAGTGCTTAGCGTCGAAGACGAAGCGCAGGTTGATGAAGCTCTGGCATGGCTTAATGAATGAATATTTGCTCTAATAAATTGTGTTTTTTAACTGCCGATGTTACATTGAACCTGACCTCTTGCGCCTTGAGGCATTTTCGGTTTATGCTTATCAGGCACCTCATTAAAACGGGTGCCGGGATTGAGACCCCGGATAATGCAAAAGGCGACACAGACGCCAAAAGCGTCTTTTTTTTGTGTCATGCCATCGCACAGCCATACGTAGCGTTTAGCTCGGAGATCAATGGTAGTGCTGGCTGGGCTGCCGAAAGGCAGGCCGGTTCCCTTTTGCGCCGGTAGTCTCAACCCAGTCAGTGCTACCGCCATTGAGATTGAGACCTCACGCGGTAGCTCCTTAAATTAGCAAAAGGAGGCTGCCATTGTGGCTACTATCCCTACCCCTGCTCATCCTGAATTTATCTGGCGCTTTTACTCCTGCCAAAAACGTCACTATCACTTCGTTATTGCACCGACAGAAGATGAGGCACGTTCTCAGCTTCCTGACGCCCCATGTATTTTCTCTGCCCGTTTTTCCACTGATTCACGCAATTCTCTCAGTTACTGGTGCCTCCCTGTTAACGCTTCTGCTCAGGAGGGACTATGAGAACATCGTTAGTTACCCGTGAAGAGATGATCGAGGCAATTGAACAGCACACTGCCTGTATCAGTACCAGGGATATACCTGGCGTTATTGCCAACTACTTCATGATCACCAAACAACTTTACCGGAGAAAGGACAAACACGCGGTTCACCGCATTCTGCTAACCGATATCCGTGAATACCTGCTCGAACAGGGTCATCTGAATTACGCAACCGTCGCAGCCGAAGCACGCAAGGAGGCACACAGAATGAAAGCAACTAACGTTAAATCAGAAAAAATTTATGCACCTTCAGTTCAGGAATCGGAACTGGTGGTTGTTCAGAATCAGCCGGATGAAATTCCCGTTCTGGAGTGGCAGGGAGTGCGTGTCGTAACAACCGAAACTCTTGCTAAGGGGTATGGTACAGAAGCGATTCGCATTCGCCAGAATCATCATGAGAACAAAGTACGCTTTGTTGAAGCGAAGCACTTTTTCAAGGTTATTGGCGATGAGCTGAAAAATTTGCGGGTAGCTTTAAACTACTCACAAAATCCAGTCTCCCCCAAAGCGCGCTCTCTCATCCTCTGGACAGAACGAGGAGCTGCCCGTCACGCTAAAATGCTCGAAACCGATCAGGCATGGGCATTCTTTGAAAAACTGGAAGACAGCTACTTCCGACAAAAAGAACAGCAACCGATCGCAATCCCCCAGACGCTTCCAGAAGCTCTGCGCCTGGCTGCCGAACTGGCTGAACAAAAGCAGCTTCTGGAACAGAAAGCCCACCAGCTAAATCAGCAGCTGGTGGCCGCCGCTCCTAAAGTCGATTTTGCCGACCGGGTATCAGTAGCTAAAGGGATCCTGATTGGGAATTTTGCAAAGGTTGTTGGACTTAAGCAAAACGCGCTGTTTGCCTGGTTACGGGAGAACGGCATCCTGATTGCGTCCGGCGGGCGTAAAAATGTACCGCTCCAGCAATACATCAACGCCGGGTATTTCACGGTGAAAGAAGTGGTGCTGGATGATGAAGATGGCTACCAGATACGGTTGACGCCTCAATTAACGGGTAAAGGCCAGCAGTGGTTGACGCGTAAACTGCTCGATGCTGGCTTGTTAAAACCGGTGGCGGCTGAATAATGGAAGAATGCCCGGTTGATGCCGGGCATAATTTATTGCGCGCTTTCGGGGTTGTCGTTTACTGGCTGCCCCTTCTTGGTTTTACGGCTGCGCGTAACTGATGCGGCTGACTTAACCTTTTTCTCTTCGCGAGTGATGGCAATTTGTTTTTTTACATTTTCAATATCTGCCAGGCGATATATTTTTGCTTGCGGCCAGCGGTCGCAGATGATCGGTTCTATGGAGTCATAAAGGCTAAATTTTGCTTTTTCGAATTCACCGTTGATGATAATTCCATCACGGAGAGTTTCATCGCAGATAAACACGCCACACAGTGGCACATGGTAACTAACTGATTTACCATCATTGTAGTTAGGGCTACTGGAAATGTAGTGGACGCGCAGCATTGTTTCGCTAAAGCCGTGTACGCGCATACGGAATTTTTCATCCTCCGGGTACTGCCTCATTAGCTCTTTTGTTGCTTCCAGGTTCTCTATGTATTTCGCACTGTGCTCATTGATCCCCGCGCTTTTTTGGATGCGAATGTCCTTATCAATCAGATGAATAATGCGGCCAGCGGTCATGTTGACGCTGTTCACAGCTTCTGTCTGATAAGTTGTAACCTTGCGCACACCGCGAAGGATGTTAGGCACTGGATATAAAATAGTCTTTGGGATATTGAGGTCTGGGTACTGTTCCAGTTCCCGCGCCATTAAAGTCCATTTATCAATTTCAGCCTGAATGCTGTCAGTTTCTTTGAACGGTAGAACGACAACCGGGCGTACAGGACGACCGTCGCTGGCTGTATCAACGTGTTGGGCGCGTGCAACAGCTTTTTTTAGAAAGAGATCCCTGAAGCTGACGAACTCCTGGTACAGTTGTTCGCCGTAGACATAATTTATCATTGATCCTCCTCCAGAATTGACATGGTCAATAACGCCCGGCTGAGAAAACCGGTCATTACTGACCTATATTATAGAGGGATCAAACAAAAATAATAGATTTATTAGTGCATTTATTGTGAGTCTAACTGGTTAGTTGCCATGAGATATTCGATTGTGTCAGTGAGATCATCCAGGTCGTCTTGGGTGATGCGGTACTCCTGATTGGATATCTTTGAGTAGTGTTCAGCAATGGCGCGGGCAGCGTCGGTTTCGGCAGGGTCTACAGATAAAGCGTTAGAGCAATGTCTAACGTCGTCGATGGTTGGTTGAATGAAAGCCATAATTATGCCTCACTGTATTGACAACACAGAGCCTGAAGCTCTGACCTACTGTTTCACCCATGATCCATGCTGGGGTAATCTAACAACATTGCGCTGTGTGTAAGATGAGCAATGCATAGCTGTAATGCCGTTGTATAAGGTTTCCCTGTTTGCTCATTTCCTTCTGAGCCGCTCTACAACGCTGAAGACACATTAAATAGTGAATCCAAAGTCGTATTACGTAACGGCGGCAAAACTATAATTTATTAGAGCAATTGTCAAACAACTATGAAAAACAATCCAGTTTTTAGCTGGTGGAGTGGGATTTTTCTCTCAAAATTTATTGCTCTAATAATTATTGATTTTTGTGCGCAGCTGGACGTAAACTCCTCTTCGGACCTGATAATTTCGTATAGCATACATTATACGAAGTTATCTTAAGGGTTATTGAACATGATCAATTTACCTGTAAATCCATACAGTTCAATACCTTATCAGGTCAAATAGTGATCACTTGATCATTTGATCAAGGTTGCGCTACGTAAAATCTGCGAAATGTTGGCAGTGTTTGTGCTCCAGATTTCGCGTAGCGCACTTAGCACCACCAATCAATCAGAGGTGAAAAATGGGATATTCAGCTGCTAAAGTGTCCACTCATCTTGAGCTTGAGAAAAACCGTGGTTACTGGCGGGCAAAAGGGTTTGATCGTGATAGTTGCCAACTGTCATTATCGCGCGGTGAAGAGAAAATAGGACGCACGCGCGGTCGCTGGCGTTTCTATGACGAGAACCATAAACAGGTAAAGGCAGAGCCGATCCTGTACACTTTACTTAAAACCATTATCTGAGTGTTAAATGTCCAATTTACTGACCGTACACCAAAATTTGCCTGCATTACCGGTCGATGCAACGAGTGATGAGGTTCGCAAGAACCTGATGGACATGTTCAGGGATCGCCAGGCGTTTTCTGAGCATACCTGGAAAATGCTTCTGTCCGTTTGCCGGTCGTGGGCGGCATGGTGCAAGTTGAATAACCGGAAGTGGTTTCCCGCAGAACCTGAAGATGTTCGCGATTATCTTCTATATCTTCAGGCGCGTGGTCTGGCAGTGAAAACTATCCAGCAACATTTGGGCCAGCTAAATATGCTTCATCGTCGGTCCGGTCTGCCACGACCAAGTGACAGCAATGCTGTTTCACTGGTCATGCGACGGATCCGAAAAGAAAACGTTGATGCCGGTGAACGTGCAAAACAGGCACTGGCGTTCGAACGCACTGATTTCGACCAGGTTCGTTCACTCATGGAAAATAGCGATCGCTGCCAGGATATACGTAATCTGGCATTTCTGGGGATTGCTTATAACACCCTGTTACGTATAGCCGAAATTTCCAGGATCAGGGTTAAAGATATCTCACGTACTGACGGTGGGAGAATGTTAATCCATATTGGCAGAACGAAAACGCTGGTTAGCACCGCTGGTGTAGAGAAGGCACTTAGCCTGGGGGTAACTAAACTGGTTGAGCGATGGATTTCTGTCTCTGGTGTAGCTGATGATCCGAATAACTACCTGTTTTGCCGCGTCAGAAAAAATGGTGTTGCCGCGCCATCATCCACCAGCCAGCTATCAACTCGCGCCCTGGAAGGGATTTTTGAAGCAACTCACCGATTGATTTACGGGGCAAAAGATGACTCTGGTCAGCGATACCAGGCCTGGTCTGGACATAGTGCCCGTGTCGGTGCCGCGCGAGATATGGCCCGCGCCGGAGTTTCTATACCGGAGATCATGCAAGCTGGCGGCTGGACCAACGTAAATATTGTCATGAACTACATTCGTAACCTGGATAGTGAAACGGGGGCAATGGTGCGCCTGCTGGAAGATGGCGATTAGCCGTTCATTTGCGCTTGATTGCTCTAATTATTTGATATTTATGGTGACACATGCGGAAGGATTTCAAAATAGACGGAAAATATGTGGTGCTGTCTGTAAGCTCTCAAATTCAGTCACCATCTGTCATTGTCACCGTAAAGTTGAGCGATAGGATGCCTGATATCGACTCGATATCTGTTGCGTTCCCCGTTAAAAGCATGCGGAGTGCTGAACATTTTGTGATGAATGCAACGGAGGAGGAAGCGCGGCGCGGGCTTGCTAGAGTGATGGGGGAATTTGGCGAACTCCTGGGTAAGGTAAACAATGCTCTTTCAATCAGTTCAGCAAGGTCCAAAGCGTTAACAGCTTCCATGATGAAATAAAAAAAAGCCTGGCAAGGAGCCAGGCTGCACAAAAGAGCGGGTTTGTATTCCGCATCCAATCAATCAAGAAGGAGTATAGCACACAGGTAGGGGTCGTCTCAGAAAACGGAAAATAAAGCACGCTAAGCCGGTGGCAGCGGTCGCAATGGCCTAAACTTCCCCGCACCGACCTTGGCGCTGCTGCGCCATAGGTAATCGCCGGTCAGGTTGATGTGCTCCCACCCCAGCGGCGACAGATATTGCAACAATGTGTCGTCCAGCGCCGTGCCGTTGCCACGCAAAGCACTGGTGGCACGCTCCAGATATACCGTGTTCCACAACACGATGGCCGCCGTCACCAGATTGAGGCCGCTGGCCCGGTAGCGCTGCTGCTCAAAACTGCGGTCGCGGATTTCACCCAATCGGTAGAAGAAGACCGCCCTGGCCAGCGCGTTGCGCGCCTCGCCCTTATTCAGCCCCGCATGGACGCGGCGGCGCAGCTCCACGCTTTGCAGCCAATCCAAAATGAACAGCGTGCGCTCGATGCGCCCCAGCTCGCGCAACGCCACGGCCAAGCCGTTCTGGCGCGGGTAGCTGCCGAGTTTGCGCAGCATCAGCGAAGCCGTTACCGTGCCTTGCTTGATGGAGGTGGCCAGCCGCAGAATTTCATCCCAATGGGCGCGTATTTGCTTGATGTTCAGCCTGTCGCTGCTAATCATCGGCTTGAGCGCGTCATAGGCGGCATCGCCCTTGGGGATGAATAGCTTGGTTTCGCCCAAGTCACGGATACGCGGCGCGAAGCGAAATCCCAGCAAATGCATCAAGCCAAACACGTGATCGGTGAAGCCTGCCGTGTCGGTGTAGTGTTCCTCGATGCGCAAGTCCGACTCGTGGTACAGCAGGCCATCAAGCACGTAAGTTGAATCACGAATGCCCACGTTGACCACCTTGGCACTGAAGGGCGCGTACTGGTCGGAGATATGGGTGTAGAAAGTCCGTAAGTATCTTTACTCAAAAGTTGCAATCAATAATTTATTGAAAAAGATTGAAAGGTGGTGGTAAATAATGTTACAAT